CAAGTAATATACTTATCCCGCAAGGAAGTTAGGGTGGTGAGGGGTAGCCCAATAAAATCACCCTTCGCCATTCTCAACCTCATCTGTCAAACTTGCGGGTGTGATGTTCAAGAGCTTATGAAGTCCGGCACCCACAATGTTCATACATTCACAATCCAGCAAGTGATTCTGCTTCCCAATCTGCTTCCAGACCATCCTAGTCCTCCCGGTCATTGGGTTTTTAACTGAAACCTTTCGCTCGGCTCGAATATGTTCGTGCCAAACTTGCGGGGCATCATCGGCAACAAATCCATCCGACTTAACCAGATTAGCAAAGATGTCCTTGATTGCCGGGTTAGACCACCTCCATATAGGTGCTAAACGCCATTTCCATCCATCCCTAGATCCGGTGGCCTTACCAGAAAAGGGGTCTCCATTGGCTATTCTTGCAAATGGCCTTGCTATCTTTTGCTGTCCTACGATCTCGGAGAAGCTGGATTTGTCCGAACCCACCAGACCTAGCCAGCCCATCTTACAAATCCACTCGTAGCAAAGTCGGGTTTGATCGCCAGTATCAATCACAACGCATCTTGGTTCCACGCCAAATTCATCAGCCTTGGCCGCCACATCGCCCCAAGTTTCAAGCCTACCAGCCCAGACCATCCGAGACTTTCCTTCGCCATTATAAGCCCTAACCAAAGCCCAAGTGTGGAACCCACCAGATTCTTGCACATCGACCGACATAATGGTTTTCTCGCCTTGGTGAACAATACCCATATTGTAACCACCCGCTTTGATCTCGATTCGCTCTTGTTCGTGTTCTAGCCAAGGTTCGGCAAGGATTCGGTTCACGAAGTCTTGTAGCCCTATGATTCCGCTATATTTGTCTTGCAAGAACTTGACCGCTAGGGAGCCAAACGAAACCCAAGGTGCATAGAGTCCATTAAGGTGATAGCTTCGGCGGTTAGGTTCACCCTTGGGGTTGGTTGCAATCCACTCTCCACCCCGAAGCATCGCTGTCTTTTGGCCGTCTGTAATCTTACCCTTGCAGTTCTCGCACTCGTAGTAGGCCGATGACTTAACTAACTTAAAATCATAAACTGCTTCCTCGACCTTGGCGGCCTCGTCCCACTTTACTTGCCCCCAGATTAGCTTCTGCTTGTGGTTGCAATGTGGACAAGGCACAAAGAAAAACCGCATATCGCCCTTTTGCCATTCTGCCCAAATCGTAGAATCAGCCGTGGTTGGCGTAGATGTGGCGATGATTAAGTGATTTGGATATGTCGCAACTCTGGCCTCTGCCAACTGCAACGCCCCTGCTTCGCTCTTGCTCGCACCAGCTTCCGGGTATTTGTCCACTTCGTCCAAACAGAGAAGTGCTACGCTCCTAGATGCCAAATTGCTAGGCGAACTAGCACCAACAAACCAAAGCGAACTTCGTTTGAAATGTTGCTCTAGCAGTTTAATTTTATCGGTGTTGTCTGGCTTTTCTTTGGCAAGCGCGGGGCAATCGTCCACCATCGGAAGCCATCGGGTTTCAGAGAAAGACCTAGCCAAAGCCTCGGACGGCATAACCCATAGGGCGGGGCAAGGATGCTCTGCAATTCTATAAGCTAGGCCAGCCAGAATGGTTGTTGTCTTTGATGTTTGTGCGCCCCATACGAGCGTAACCCTGCGAACCGAGTCATCTCCAAAAGCCTCCAATGGCTCTCTTACATACGGAGTTAGTTTAGTCGAATACGCACCGGGGATATTCGTTACCCTAGCCGAAAGGGTTAGATTCTTTTCTGCCCACTCTGGGATTGAGAGTTTTTCCCTTGGCTCAAAGATTGATCTTGCAAAATCTTTAATTGATACAGAGTTTGTCATCAAAAAGATTGTCTTTCGGTTTGTTTTTCTCTTCTTTTCTTTTCTTTTTTATTTCTTTATATTTTTGGTAGGCCTCGCTTTTCGGTTGTGCTTGACCAAGACCCTTGCACCAATAATCGTTTCTTAAAAGAACTCTGCACATTCTTCTCCAAGAGGGTGCCCAACATTTAACCTCTAATTCGTGCGGAGCCTCTTCTGGTATTGTTGCGTATCCTCTTTGATGCCATCCATAAATAAACTTCTTAAATCTTACCGCATAATGATCTCTTGTTTTTTGCGGCATTGTGGCGAGCAAAAGATTGCAAAAACTTTTCCAAGTATGCTTTTCTGGTTTTGTTATCTTGTTATATCCATTTATGTTTCCCCTTTCCTCTATATACAAAGAACCAGAATTGGCTCCATTTACCCTAGCTATTAACTTAAACCAAGTTTGCGGTTCTAAAATGTGATATAGCCAAAGCCCCCTCCTTTGATCGTCTCCAAATGGTTGGCACAACCTTTGCTGACTAATTTTTACTCCGGCCATATGCATTTTGTCGTATATTCTATTGTGCGGCTTGTCTTTGTATTTCGAATGGAATCTCCATATATCTTCGGTTAGCCAATCATATATAGGATAAACATTATAGACATTATCAACTATCTTTGTTGTCCATCTGCGACCACCAAGCATAAGATCTTTTTTCTCCCAAGTGGCAATAGCACAATATCTGTGAAGGCTTTCTTGTGCCCTAATTCCAATAAACCCGGCTGTTTTCTTGCCTTGTCCATACCATTCGCCAAATAAAACAATAAACTCCTCAAACTCCATTCCATCCATCCCAAACGGATAGTCTTTTATTCCTTTTGCAAATAGTGGTTTTTCTCTTACCCAAATATCTTTCTTCTCTTCATCCCAAGCCTTCCATCTTGGCTCATAGTTTGTTACCGCATTTCTTAAAAGCATTGGAACGCATATCCAATGCGGGTCAATGTTATCTCTATACATCTGGAACATTTCCTTGGCGTGAGCTATTGTTTCAGAGTATTGAGCCTCAAGGTCAATAAACATTACCCCTATCTTTTTGTTCCTCTTTATGGCCTCTTCCATAACAAGGTGAAACATTACGCTACTATCTTTGCCACCAGAAAAAGCTATGTATTGTCTTTCTGTATTATCGAATGTTTCACTTATTCTTTTCCGTGACGCATCCAACACGCTAACATTGTGATATCTTTTAATTGCCATATCAATAAATATCGGATTGCCGATCTCCAGAATAAGCCTCTTCCATAGTTACTTCCTTGCGTTTATTTTCAACTAGCCACTTGTTTAGGTATTTCAAGGCAGACTGATTGGCCGCCTCTTGCTCTGCTTCTGTAAGCAAAAAGAAACCGCCCCGGTATGAAGATGGCATTCCAAGGGCACAACAAGCTGACGCTTGCCCAAGCCAAGCGATTCTATTCATAGAACTATTGGTTAGGTAATGCTCGCAAGAGTTTTTCCATTCTGTAATTATCTTTTTTAGTGTTGCTTCAAATTTTGGAATATCTGAAAGGAATTTACGATATTCCTCTTCACACTCGGCCTTGGTCATATCTTCTTTTGTGGTCGCATAAAACCCTGCCTTATGGCATTCCCACTTTTCGTATGTGTGAAAGATTCGATTTTCATCACTTGTATTTACAGTTCTAAACTTTTCTGCCTCTTCTCCGTAAGTAGAGATATCATCTGTAAGTTCTTCAAAATCCTTCTCTGTTACTTGACCTTCAATGTCCCAAGACTTTGAGAATTGCTGATCTTGGAATAAGTCGGCCAAACCAGTTATCTGACACAATCTCAAAATTTCATCTTGATCCATCCCAAGTTCCCTAGAGATTTTCTCGTCTGACCAGTTTCGTCTTTTTAGCTCAACAACAATATCCGACATAGCTTCGACCTTATGCTTTCCCCTTGCACGATTGTGACGAATTGTTGCGGCTATTCGGTCACTCTTGTCTGTTCTGTCCTCTTTAATTTTTACGATTGGCAAATATCCCATTACTCTGGTTTTAATATCTAAATCTTCCTTACCGCATCGGTTTCTGTGGAATCCGTCAATTACCTCAAATTGACCATTCTCGTTTGGCATAGCAACGATTGGTTGCGTGTATCCATCAGATAAAATTGATACTTTCAATAGCTCCATTTCCGGGGGTGCAACGCTATTTGGGTTGTAGTCGTTTGCGTGAACATCGTCTTGTTTAACCCATAAAACACAATCTACTGGCTCTGTTGCGAATGGACTAATCTCGTGAAGTTGTATTTTGATTTCGTTTATAGCTTTTACTCGCTCTTCTAGGGGAAGTTTTGCGATTGCCTTAATCTGTTTATCTATGGAGGATTTCATTCTTAATCTTTTATTGATTCTTTTTTGAATCGTCAATAATTATTTTATCTCTTAATCATATAATCCTTGGCATAAGCCCAAGTTGGATTCTGATGGATTTTATGATGGCACTCAAAGCACACGGCCAAGAAAAATTCTGATTCGTTCAGCCTATCTCCAAACCTACCCCGGCGATGATGCACTTGGCTTGCCATCTTGCATCGGCACACTTGGCAGATTGGGTTGTTGGTTAGAAACTTCTCACGAACATCTTTATAGACTTCATTTTGCCCTCTCCTCTTTGCAGAGACTCGGCGTAGTTTTCCACCCCTCTTGAGTGGGGTTTTGCGTTTAAGTGGAGAGCGTTTCATTAATCGAAGAATGGAACATCTTGGGAACATAAATCTCTAAACTCTGGTATCTGCATAAGTGTTTTGTGAAGTGCGATTGGGTCTGCATCATCCCTAACAACTGCGTGGTGAAAGTGAACCATCCAATATCTACCGACTCCCTGCCTAGTCTTTGGGTATTCTTTATAGCAACATCCTACACACATAGCGAATCCATATTCTTCTTCAAAGTCTGGGAGTTGCCCACTACCCGGAACATAAAGAGTGGAGTGGCTAGTTCTAGGGCAGTATGCCAAGGCTATTCTTGTGGGTTTTGTTGTTTTCATTTTAGAATGTCATCCAGAATGGAACCAAGGATGCACACTACAACTAGGCCGACAAGCAAAAGAAGAAATGATTCGTTCATTTGAAAGCACCCTCGGCCTTTTGAATGGTCACAAAAATTTGGTCAATGCCCTCTTGAATGGCTTGCTTTGCACACTCTGGGTCACTTGGGTTTGCTCTTGCTGAAAGCGATGCTGGCATTGCATCCATCAAGTTTCTAATTGAACCAAGCCATTTACCAAACACTTCACGCACTTCGTCCATTCGGATGACGGCTCTTGTGGCTTCCTCGAATTGAGCGTGTTCCATTTCTGCTTCGCTTGCTCTTTTTTTTGCTTCTCCCCATCCAGCAATCGCCGCCCTCATTGCAACCGGGTTTCCGTCCCTGCTTGCCCTCGCTACCAACGAGTAGGCAACTAGCTCTGCCCTTTTCGCTCGAATCAATCTGCCAAGAGAGTTTTCCGACTTTAACGACTCGGAGTCCGAGGTTTCGGATGTCTCGGATGAGGTCGTAGATGGGGGCAAGATTGGTTGCACTCGGCTTGGCTTTTTTTGGTTGGCAAGCCTCCACCGATGTGCGTCCGCTTCGGAAGTTAAGGGCATACCTCTCTTTACAAGTCTGGACATTTGGCCTCTGTCCATTCCCCATTTTTCGCAAAGTTCCTTTTGAGTAATCATTTAGCATTTTGAAAATGGAGCGTATCGGTAGGACTTGCACCTCCCCTTCTTGGCTGGGAGCCAAGCGTGCCGCTATCAGCACTTGATACGCATACGTTTCGTTTCGGATAAGGCTTTGCTAATGGTAGAATCTTTTCTCTAGTCCTGCAGTCAAGTGGCATAAGGTAACGATGTTTCCCATTCTTCCATATTTTTTTGCAGTCGGATGGTCTGATACATTTGCCGGAGAGGGAAAGATTTTCAGATACATTCCTTGGATGCCATAATTTGCCTTTCTTATCTATATAGAAAAAACATCCCTTTGATTGCCCACTATAAATCCAGTTCGTGGCTTGGTAAATTCCTCCGTGGTGGTTCTGGTTTGTATCTGCAAATGATACAACAATCTTTAATCCCGGGTTAGATTTCTTTAGCATCTTGAGGCTATAGGCAATGATTTTGCTAACTGGTGTCTTGTGTGTGTTAAGGGCTATACGAGTTAATTCACATCCTTGTTGCATCGTTAGGCCATATGGTTTCACCAAATCCGGGGTTGCACCATAACTATAAATCACCACCCCAATAAAAACGCCATCTTCCCAAACGCCAGTTTTTACCAATTTGCTTTTTGGTATGCATCGACTGTAGTGCCAATTCTGGCAAGCGTACTTTGCGGCCGCATGGGTCGCCCAATCCATACGCATTTCTGTTTTATTATTTGGTGAATTCATTACCGCATTTTGGACACACGATTGGGCATTTCTGATCTAGCTGACCTTGTTCGCCCTCTGTCCCCGGGGCAAAATTTGGGTCTTGAATTGATTGTTCCATCATTAGCCCAATCTCGTCCATAGCGAACCCGGTAATTTCCATGTCTAAATTGCCGGTATCGATTTCTTCGAGAAGGTCTTTGAGCATCGGAATGTCGAACTCTCCACTTAATTTATTAAGGGCAATGTTCGCCGCCTTTTCTTTTTGTTCGTCTAGATCAACAGCCCAAACCTCGACCTCGGTTTTACCCATCGCTTGATACACCTTTAGACGCTGGTGACCTCCCACCACATTCCCGGTGCGAGCGTTCCAAGTAATCGGCTGAATGTTTCCAAACTCTGCTAGGCTCTTTGTAAGTCTTCCCATCGCTTCATCAGATATTTTCCTTGGGTTATATTTTGCCGGGGAAATTTCTGAAATTTTTTTGGTTAATAGGCATGGATATTTCATTTGATTTTGTCTTTCTGATTTATTTACACACGCAAGTGTATTGACATAAGGGTTTTAGAATCAACTCGCACAAAAACTATGCGCCTCGGAACC